TACATTCTATAAGCTGACTGCGTATACATGTAACTATTTAAGAACTGCTGAGCATCCTTTCTATCCATATATTTGAGTAGGTAATAGTCGAGCAAATCGAACTTGACATCTGGCTTACTGGCACAAGCAATACGTCTAGCTACATTCACTCTACTCTTTAGTAAAGGCTGTCTTTTAGGTGTCACCAACAAGAAGTCGAGATCCAGCCTGGAAGTTGTTTCATCTAAATGGTCTTTATATTTATGAATTAAAAGTTTACAGTAATCACCATGCTTCTCAGGATGACACTGCCACAATCTGAATGCATGAGCCCTGAATCCTAAAAACATAACCAGGAGAGGATGAGCATGGAACCTACCGCCGGATTCAATCAAGTTATTAAACTCGCCTAGATGGTTCTTTATGACCTTGTCATAATGATACAGGGACTCTAGAAACCACCTTGTTAGTTTAATAGCAAAACAGCCCCACAATAACCCGGCACCTAAAGTAATATTCTTCCTTACCCTTTCTATAACAGAACAGACGTCAGATGCATATGAGTACCCAGGTAAGTCAGTAAATAGACTAAGTAGATATTTGCATACAGGTATAAAAGTGATCCCTTTCATACTGAAAAAGGAGAGATATTCCAAAGAGAAGTTGCCCAGACTAGACTTTTTCGTATTCTCAATGATAGAAAACTTGCCTCTTGACTCATTCATACACTGTTCAAATAACTCCAGTATTTTAGATCTCTGGCCTATATTAATCGAACAATCCATCGACAAGATGTAGAAGTAATCATCGGAATGCTGACCAAAATCTATGACTATCTTGCCTTCTTCATCCTCGAATCGTTCATTAACAAGGTTTTTAAACAATGTGATTGCATAGATAAAGCAACAATACCCTTTAAATGAAGAAGATTTATTTAAAAACCCTTGAGGCCACCCGTTAGTTTGTCTATAACCGTTCTTCTCTATAGTCGTACCTTTTAGAGCATTCCTAGTTTGTTCGTCTTTAACATAAACATACCTATCCTTCATTTTTAATCGTAGATTGTCAATGACATCTAATTCTTCTTTTCGGAATTTGTGTCTAAATGCATCAAAGCATAGAAATATACTTTCAGAATCGTCACCGGTTGACCATTTACTAGAATCCCCTGTCTTTTTATAACTTATGTAGTCAAGTGTAGTTAAATTTCTTACGATCTTTTGAATAGCTACAAATTTCCGATCACCTCTTTTAGTTATGTATTTTGAAGGCAGCTTTCTGTTTATCTTGTCAAATATCTTTTCGAATAGGTTTATAGACACTAAATACGGTACTGTGGTTTTAAAGACTTCTCTGTCGCTAGAATGCTGGA